ATGAACAACGATACCCAAAACCAAGCCGTCATCGAGCTGGACGACCCGATCAAGCGCGGCGATACCTTCATCACCTCGCTCACCGTACGCAAGCCCAAGGCGGGCGCCCTGCGCGGCATTTCCCTGATCGAGCTGGCCAACCTGAACGTGTCGGCCTTGCAGATCGTGCTGCCGCGTATCACTGAGCCGACCCTGACCGCGCACGACATCGCCAACATGGACCCGGCTGACCTGCTGGCCGTGGGCGCCGAGGTTGCCGGTTTTTTGGCGAGCAAAGCCGATCGCCTTTCGGTATCCCCGGCGAAGTAGAAGACGCCATGGCCGACATTGCCGGCGTCTTCCACTGGACGCCGGCAGCGATGGACGATTTTACGATTGATGAACTGATGGCCTGGCGCGAACGCGCCCGGCAGCGAAGCGGAGCGGAATAGATGGCTGGTCGGGATCTGAAATTACAGGTGGTATTTGCGGCACTGGACAAGATTACCGGCCCGCTGAAAAAAATCATGGGCGGTTCCAGCGATACGGCCAAAGCGCTGAAGGCCACCAGCGACCGCCTGCGCGAGCTGAACACCCAGCAGAGAAACCTGGGCAAATTCCGTGAACTGCATAGCGGCATTCGAACAACGGGGGTTGAGCTGAGAGAAGCTCAAAAAAAAGTAAAAGAGCTGGCCGCAAGCATAAAACAGACCGAGTCTCCTACACGCGCCATGACGCGTGATTTGAAGGCGGCGACGAAGGTCACGCAGGCCTTGACGCTGAAAGGCCGAGAACAGAGCCAGCAATTCCGCGTCCTGCGCACCAGCCTGAAAGACGCAGGCATCGACACGCGCCAGTTGGGCAAGGCGCAGGAATGGCTAAAAAACAGTATCCAGTTGACGAACGTTGAACTGGCCTCGCAACAAAAGCGCCTGGCCGCGTCCGCCGCCAAGCAGCAGCGCGTCACCAACGCCACCCAGCATGCCGACAAGCTGCGCAACAAGGCGGGCAACCTGGCCATGGCCGGCGCTGGCGCCACCGCCACGGGCGCCGTCATCGGCGCGCCCGTCGTCAAGGGGCTGAACGAGGCCAAGCACTATCAAACGGAAGTAGGCAGGGTCAACGCTCTGGGCTTGGGCGACAAGGTATCAGCCGAGGCCGTCGCCTTCGCGCGCAACATGAAAACCTACGGCACCAGCCAGCTCGACAACCTGCAGCTCATGCGCGACGGCATGAGCGCGTTTGCCGACGTGCATCACGCGGAAATGGTCGCCCCTACCCTGGCCAAGATGAAGTTTGCCAATCATGCATTCTTTGGCGAGGCCGAAGGCGCCGACAACGAACGCAAGTTCATGGACATGCTCAAGGTCATCGAGCTGCGCGGCGGCCTGGAAAGCAAGGAAAAGTTCGAAGCCCAGGCCAATATCGTGCAGCAGGTCATCACGGCCACGGGCGGGCGCGTCGGCCCGAATGAGTGGCTGAACATGATCAAGACGGGCGGCATCGCGGCCAAGGGCTTGAAAGATGACGCCTTTTACTACCAGATGGAACCGCTGGTGCAGGAAATGAGCGGCAACCGCGTCGGCACGTCCCTGATGAGCGCCTACCAGAACTTGTATCAGGGCCGCACCACCAAACGCTCGGCCAAGAAACTGGAAGAATTTGGCTTGATCGGCGACAAAAGCAAGGTCACGCATGATAAAGCGGGACAACTTTCCTTCCTCAATCCGGGCGCACTGCTGGGTTCCGAGCTATTCCGCGAAAACCAGTTCGAATGGCTGGAAAAGGTGCTGTTGCCGCAACTGGCCAAGAAAGGCATCAAAGACAAGAATCAGGTGCTCGACGCCATCGGCAGCATCTTTTCGAACCGCACCGCGTCGAACCTGTATTCGCAGATGTACCTGCAGCGCGGGCAAATCCACAAGAATGAAAAGCTCAACCGTGGCGCCGCCGATATCGGCCGGCTGGAAAAGCTGGGGCGCGACTCGGCCGCCGGCAAGGAACTGGAAGCGCAGTCAAAATTAGCCAACCTCAAGCTCACCATGGGCGAGAAAATCCTGCCGCTGTACGCACAGGGGCTGGAGATGGCGATTAGCGCCGTGCAGCGTCTGAACGGCTTCATGGAACGCAACCCGACCGTGGCCAAGGTCATGATTACCGCCTTTGCCGTGCTGGCCGGCATGCTGCTGGTGCTTGGCCCGCTGATGCTGGGCATCGCCGCCATGATCGGCCCGTATGCCATGCTGCACGTCATGTTCGCCAAGATGGGCGTGACGGGCGGCGTGCTCACGCCCATCCTGCGCGGCCTGGGCGGCGCCTTCATGTGGGCGGGCCGCGCCGTGCTGTGGCTGGGCCGCGCACTTTTGATGACCCCGATTGGCATCGCCATCACGGTCATCGCTGGCGCCGCCTTCCTGATCTATAAATACTGGGAGCCAATCAAGGGATTCTTTACCGGCGTCTGGTCGCACGTCAAGACCGCGTTTGCCGGCGGCATTGGCGGCGTCAGTGGCCTGATCGTCAACTGGTCGCCGCTCGGCCTGTTCTATCGCGCCTTCGCGGGCGTGCTGGGCTGGTTCGGCGTTGCGCTGCCCGCCAGGTTCAGCGACTTCGGCAGCGGCCTGCTGCGCCGCATGGCCAGCGGCATCACCAGCAGCTTGAACGTCATCTATCAATGCTGGGAGCCGGTCAAGACGTTCTTTGCCGGCGTGTGGCCGCAGCTAAAGGCGACGTGTGCCGGCGGCCTGGCGGGTATCAGCGCCCTGATTATCAACTGGTCGCCGGTCGGCGTGTTTTACCAGGCCTTCGCGGGCGTGCTGAGCTGGTTCGGCATCAAGTTGCCGGCCCAGTTCACCGAGTTCGGCGCCAACATCCTGCGCGGCCTGGTCAACGGCATCACCGGTTCCATGGGCGCCGTCAAGGACGCCATCAGCAATGCCGGTTCAAGCACCATTGCCTGGTTCAAGGAAAAGCTGGGGATTCACAGCCCGAGCCGTGTGTTTGCCCAGCTCGGCGACTACACCATGCAGGGCCTGGCCGTAGGTCTGGACCGCAGCGAGGGCGCACCGATTGCCAAGGTATCCAGCTTGGCGCAGCGCCTGACGCAACTGGGCGCCGGCATCGCCATCGGCACGGCCACGGCGTTACCCGCCAGCGCCTTCGACACGCGCGCCCCGCTGTCACAAGGCGGGTTCGGCGCCGGCATGACGATTCAGGGCGACAAAATCGAAATCACCTTCCACGTGCAGGCCGGTACCGATCCCCAGGCCATCGCGCGCGCGGTAAGCGTGGCGCTCGATCAGCGCGACCGCGAAAAGGCGGCACGCATCCGCTCGTCCCTGCGCGACCACGATTAAGAAAGAAGCACACCATGATGATGATTTTAGGAATGTTCGTTTTCAGCCTGCCGACTCTGGCCTATCACGAGCTGCAGCGGCAAACCGAATGGAAGCACGCCAGCACGGCGCGCGTGGGCCTGCGTGACGCGCACCAGTACGTAGGGCCAGGCGACGACACCATTACCTTGTCAGGCTGGGTGGCGCCGGAACTGACCGGCTCCCTATACTCGCTCGATGCACTGCGTATGATGGCCGACACCGGTAAATCGTGGATTCTGATCCAGGGCACGGGCCGTATTCTCGGCTCCTACCGCATCACCAGCATGACCGAGGGGCGCACCATACTGGACGGCAGCGGCGGCGCGCGCCGCGTCGAGTTCTCGATTGCCCTCAAGCGCGACGACGACGGCGTGCTGGCCATGGTCGGCCTGGGCGACATCGGCGACCTGAAAAACATGCTCAGCATCGACGGCATGACCAGCAGCATCGCGGGCGCGGCCAAAAATGCCGTGGGCAGCGTGGTGGGCAATGTGGTCGGCGGCATCACCTCGAAATACGGCGGCGTGGTCAGCGAAATGAAAGACAAGATCGGCGGCGGCATCAGCGGCGCCATCGGCAGTGCGGCGGACAAGTTCAAATGAGCGAGCATATCCCCGCCTTCAAGGTCAGCATCGAGGACAAGGATTTGACGGCCATCGTCTCGCCGCGGCTGATTAATCTGACCTTGACCCTGTGCCGTGGCGACGAGAGCGACCAGCTCGACATTTCCCTGGATGACAGCGACGGCAAACTGGCCCTGCCGCCGCGCGGCGCGCAGATCGCCCTGGCGCTGGGCTGGCAGTCGTCCGGCTTGGTGGATATGGGCAAGTTCACCGTGGACGAAGTCGAGCACAGCGGCGCGCCCGATACCATCACCCTGCGCGCCAGGTCGGCCAACCTGATCGACACGTTCAAGCAGCAGCAGGAACACAGCTTTCACAAAACCACCCTGGGCGCCATCATCGAGGCGATTGCCTTCCGTAACGAGCTGGCGTCGGGCGTATCGGCGCGCCTGCGCGATACCGCCATCGAGCACATCGACCAGACCCACGAAAGCGATGCGGCCTTCCTGCGCCGGCTGGGCAGGAAATACGACGCGGTGGCCACCGTCAAGAACGACACCTTGCTCTTCATCCCCATCAACCAGAGCCGCACCGCCAGCGGCAAGGCGTTGCCCGTCATCCCCATCACACGCGCCCTGGGAGACGGCCACCGCTACCACAGCGCCGAAAGCGACGCCTACACGGGCGTGCGCGCCTTCTGGCACGACGAGCGCTACGCGCGCCGCCGCAGCGTGGTGGCCGGCGTGCCAGGCAACAGCAAGCGCCTGCGCACCACGTTCGCCAACGAGACGGACGCGCGCGCAGCCGCCGTGGCTGAATGGCAGCGCATCCTGCGCGGCCTGGCTACCTTTGAAATGAACTTAGCGCTGGGCAACCCGGCCGTATTCCCGCAATCGCCCGTGACCGTACAAGGCTTCAAGCCCGAGATTGACGCCACCGAATGGCTATCGGTCAAGGTCACGCACAGCTTGGGCGGCAACGGTTTTACCACGCGCGTAGAGTTTGAAACGAAAACGGAAGCAGTCGAGGCCGAGCGCGAGGAAGAGAAAGACCCGGACGAAGGCATCACGGGCGTGGTGGCCAAGTGGAAGGATGTGGCGGCGAAGAAGAAAAAAGCGGGGCAGGAACAGGCCGGCACCACGGGCACGCTCAAGACCTTGGAGCATCTTTACAAAAGCAAGAGCGGCGCCAAGCGAGCGGCAAAACTGGCGTGGGAGCACATCAAGGAGGTGCGCGAAATCATTCGGGAGAACAGCGAGGAGCCATGGAGGCCGGCGGAAACGGCTTCCAAAGCGCAGGCGTGACGAACTACGGGAGGGTCACAGACTTTATCAGGACGCTCAATACTTCATTTGTTACACCTTTGAGTGTCTCCATAGTCCCGGCCTTCACTGATTGCACCAATCTCTCGCCCAAGGTAACGCGGCTGACCAGACTGTCGGGGACAGCTTTGAGGGCGGTCAAACCTTTTTCGGAAAGTACCGCATCTGAGAAGCCTGTGGCTGTCTTGCTATTGGGGCGTACGGAAATGTATCCCTCTTGCACCAACCATGTGGCGGTGTTGATAAATGCCTCTGCCGGAGGAGTCACTTCGGCACCTGTGAAGCTGTCAGCATTGAAGCATGCAGCTTCGCCACCTTCAACAAATTTTCTCGCGTCCAGAAAGATTGGTTTCGGGAAATTTTCGTACAGTTTTGCAAAAATTCGGCCAGTTAATTCATCAAAAGCATCAATATTGGAGAGTGTCATGATCACCAGAAATTTAGAAGAAGTAGAACGCCAGGAAAACGAAATTCGGAACCATATTCATCGGCAGATACTGGGGCTATCTGACCAAGTACGCTCCAAAGAAATATGGCATAAAATTTTGGCGGCTGCTGATCCGGAAACCATTGCAACCGCGCTAAGCACACAGCTCACGCATTTCAACTATCAGGAAGTGCTACGCCGCAAACAATGCATCTGCCGTCGTTAATGCCCTCGATTAGCGGGAAGCCACAATGCTGGCATGTCGCCAGTCGCGCCGACGCACTCAACGGGGACGCTTCCCCTAGATTTTTCAATATGCCCTATCGAGTAGGATTTTCCGGCAATGTAGCACTTACTATCTAAGGAAGAAGTGCTTGACTCCCCGCTTGCAGGAGACTTGTATAGTAGCCAGCCGCACGCAGCTAAAGACATGCTAAGCAAAATCAATCGTACCCTTGCAGTTCGTTGAAGTTTGCCGATGTTAGCGGCCCGCTCCTCACATACAGGGCAGGCATTATCAGCATTGCCTCCCACAACAGGTCGCGGCAATACAGGAATTTCTGACGGTGGTTCGCCTTGGTCTGCCGGAATATCGGCAGACTTGGCATCTTTTATCCAGGTCTCCAGTAGATTTTTTACTTCCGAGTACCTCTCAAGTGGTAGCTCCTTGATCTTCTTTAAACCGAAGTCTGTAATGATGATTCTGTACACGTCCAAGGGATGGTCGCCCGTAAGTGCGGACAGGTCTTTCACCAGTGCATTGATACGACGGCGTTGGAAATCGGTAATTAATTCAACGTCAATTTTTTCTGCCCCCAAGTGCAGTGTAACTACATTGTTCAGCCGGGGAGCTTCAACAATATTCCCAAAGACATTCTGCCCAACATCGCCGCTAAATTCTGGTCTATCCATTCCGAAATCCACATCTTTACAACTTATAATTTCAATTTAACAACATTTTTCACAAAATGAAGCCCTCTCTCACTGACTATTGGTGAGGAAAAACACCCCATCAAATGGGTTTCTTTTTACTCTTATTGGGCATTTTTACTGTATTTGGCCCAGTGATATTGCCGTAGATATTTTGTCCAATATCACCATGGTGCACTGGCTGCACAAGGTTTTGCGGCTGGTTCATTCCGCCGATTAAGCCAAGCACGCCAGCCTTTCCGCGAATATCCATCTTGCGGTATCCAGCGACAACTTCACTCTCGTCCGCGCTCAAGTTCCCTGGTGTAAATTGGCCCGTTACAACATAGAGCACATCAACTCCAATTGCCGAAACAGCAGCGAGAAATTCCGCGTTTGGAACTTGCTTCCCTTGCTCCCAATCGATCTGCGTACGCTTTGACGCCCCACCAACAGCCGCAAAATCAGCCTGGTTATAGCCAAGTCGTTCACGCTCAGCCTTAAGACGCACTCCAATAATTTCACGCAATTTCTCACCTTTTACTTTACAAGTGCGGTTTTTCGCACTATATTTACGTCATTACCATGTGACGTATACAAATCATACCTTATGACAACTATCGCCCCAGTGACGCGGCAGCCGAAGAACCCACTTTCGCAACCAATCCCGATTCGCTTGCTCCCTCCTGAGATTGAGCGCGTAGAAAAGTTTGCTCAACAAGACTCTCGTTCAAGAGCGTCTTTCATGCGCTTGATGCTGCTGCGTGGCCTGAACTCTTACGAAGCCGAACTCGTCCAATTGTCCGTTGTCCATCACGCTTAACTGCACAGGAGCAGGCCCATGTACCCCGATGCAAAACGTATCCGCAAACATACAGTCGCGCTGCGCCTGGACGATTATGAGCACCAACTCGTTACTTCGATCGCCAATTATCAGGGTGAAGAATTAGCCGTTTTGGTACGCCAGATCGTCATGCGTGAAGCCCTTGCCGCCATTGCTACTGACGACATCGACAGCGTACAGCGTCGCAGTGCTTAAACCGAGTCCCTGAATAGTAACTTTTGAGTAACTGAAAAGCTGCCGAACATGCCCGATCACGAAATTCATATCAATGACGAAGAACTTGCAGCGCTAGAAGTCGTTCGTCAACGGCAAGGGCTGGTAAGTATCGAGCAAGCGGCCGAATGGCTCGTCAAGTCGCGCTTACGCAAGCAGTCGAAAAACATGACGGGTCGCGGTCGCGCCCTGTACCAAGTGGAAAGAAAGCTGAAATGAGAGTCATCGGCCTGCCCTGCCCGCATTGCGAATACACCGTCCGTGCTGTCAAAAGCCGCACGATGTCCGCCATGTTCAAGGAAATCACCTATATGTGCCAGAACCCGGACTGCGGGCACTCTTTCGTGGCGGGCCTGGAAGTGCTGCGCACACTCTCGCTGTCCGCCATGCCCAAGCCGGATATCCGCATCCCTCTGTCCCAGCATGCGCGCACGGCGGCCACCAATCAGCTGGCCTTTGACCTGACAGCAGGCTGCTGATGAACATCATGGCCATCCTCGCACCGCCGTAACCCGGCTGCTGTAACTCCCGTCTTTTGCTGTGCCCTGCTGCGCTCCTTTTTGAGCGTGCGGGATTCGTTCAACCAAAAATAAGGAAACCGATGGAAACCACGCTGCACGCCACCAGTCATGCCGACAACTCCCTGGCGCCGGGCGCCGCCCGCCCGACCCTGCAAAAATGCCTCGTGCCGGTGGCGCCGACCTGCTTCCTGCTGCAAGCCTGCACTGGTGCCGACATCGAGGCGCTGTCCGCTTATATCCGCGAGATCGTCAAAACCTATCACGCCTATGGCTCGGCCAATCTCACCTTCATCATCAGCGATCTGCACGCGCTGCAGCATGGCGGCTTCTTCTTGCCAGACAGCCAGCGCACCCTGGTAGGTGGCTTGCCCATCGAGCTGCGCTACCTGTTCGCCAGCGAATCGGGCGTCGTGCAATGCACAAGCTCGTCGCGCACGCTGACTTACTGGGCCAAGTATTTAGCAAAGGAAGGGGCACGCTGATGCTGCGCCTGGCCAAAACCTGCGGCATCTGGCTGCTATCGCTCCTGATCGTCATTACCCCTGACGTTTTGCGGGCCATCGGCGCCATCAAGGACTAAACCATGCCGGCGTCCCTTATTGACAATCACCTGTCCTTCCAGCCTGCCGCCGAGATTCTGGCCGCGCGCGACAAGGATATGCCGACGCCACCAGGCGCCGGGCATGCGCTGGCCGCCATAGCCGAAGCCAAGGCACAGCTACGCAGCATCAAGCCGCGCAACCTGGCGCCCTTCATGGCTCAGGCCTGGGGATTGTCGCCGCGCGGCGCGCGCCGCTCCGTGCTGATCGCCGCCGGCTTGGACGCCGACCGCTGGGAATCGCCGATTCACTCATTTACCGAGGAAGAGCGCATCGAGCTGCGCGCCGCCACCTCTGCCGCTATCCGTGTGTACGAAAGACTGTTGAATGCAATCTAAACAAATCCTGCTGCCTGACGCCCAGCGTCACGAAGCATTCTTGCGATCCGCGCAGTTCGCGCCCGAACTGGCCCGCATTCCGTTCAAATGGCGCAACCGCGTCATCACGGCCGCGATGGCCAAGATGGCCTGGTCCTCCTGGTACAAAATCTATGAGTCCATCGCTACCAGCTTTGTGCGCGATTTCGCCGAACAGTACGTGCCGGCCGGCGTCGACCTGTCGCAGAGCGACGCCGACATCGTGGCCACCGCCGAACGCGCGGCGGCCGGCGTCGTGAAAATGCTGTGGACCGCCATTTCCGACACGCACGCCCAGCAGATCATGGCCGATGAGTGCGCCTCGTATGGCATCGAGCTGCCCGAGTTCGACGAGCAGACCGACACCATCGCCCGCCTGGTGGACGCCCGCTGGTGGCGCCGCCAACTGCGCAAGCGGGTCAAGCGCGCCTTCGAGGCCGGCAATATCCGCCTGGGCTATGTGAACTATCGCGGCGAGCCCTACGCCAGCAACGACGCCGTGCTGTCGCGCCTGGCGCAGAACCGCCGCAACGCGGCAGCACTGGCGGCCACCCTGGTGCAAAACGAAAACGGCCAACAATTCAGCATCGCCGAGCTGGCCGAGAAAACGACCGCCAACAAGGCCATCCGGCGTGGCGAGCTGATGTTGCGCATCAACGGCTTTGAGCAGATCGCCCGCGAGTGCGGCGACCAGGGTATTTTCATCACCTGGACGTGCCCATCGCGCTTCCACGCCATGCAGCACAGCGGCAAGGCAAACGACAAGTTCGACGGTTCCACGCCGCGCGAGGCGAATGCCTACCTGGGCAAGATGACGTCGCTGTGCCGCTCCGCGCTGGCGCGCCGGGGCATCGGCCTGTACGGCTTTCGCATCGCCGAACCCCATCACGATGGATGCCCGCATTGGCATCTGCTGCTGTTCGTGCGTCCTACCGCGAAATACAAGACGCCCCACCTGCAGGACGTGGCCGGTCGTGCCATCCGCATCATGAAGCGCTACGCCTGGCGCGTCGACCGTGGCGAACCGGGCGCCTTCGCACGCCGCCTGGACGTGAAGCGCATCGACTGGGCCAAGGGCAGCGCCGCCGGCTACATCGCCAAGTACGTGGCCAAGAACATCGACGGCGTAGCCGAGCACAAGACGAAAGAAGGCTATGTCGTCACGGCCGACACCGAAGGCGATGTCGAGCTGACGCCATCGGCGCGCGTCGAGTCCTGGGCGGCGTGCTGGGGCATCCGTCAATTCCAGCAATGGGGCGGTGCCCCCGTCACCGTGTGGCGCGAACTGCGCCGCATCGAGGAAAGCATGCTCAACGAAGCCCCGGCCGCCATGCGCCGCGCCTGGGACGCCGTGCAAAAGATTGACGGCGAAAAGCGCGCCTGCTGGGCCGAATACCTGCGCGCCCAGGGCGGCGCCCTGGTGCCGCGCAAGGAACTGGTCGTCACGCTGGCCAAGGACGAAAAGACCGTCATCGGCCGCTATGGCGAAACCCAGCGCATCACGCCCTACGGCGTGCGCTGCAGCGACCTGATCGGCGTGGTCTTCAAGTCCGTGCGCCATACATGGACGCCGGTACAGGCCACAGGCGGGCGCGGGGTGGCTGTTGGGGTTGCCGTTCCTCGGACTCGTGTAAATAACTGTACGCACCCCGACCGCCCTGCCCCGGCCACGCCGCCAGGGGCGCCCATACCTGACCTGCCCGACGAGGCAAAAACAGCCCTGATTGCCGCCTGGGCGGCCGTCAACGCCTGCCCGTGGCCCCGGCTGATCGTCCCCGACAACCCACCACAAGAAGGAAATGGCACATGAGCACTTATGCCGTGATCGTTCGCACGCAAACCGAACGTTTTGAATTTTTTGAGATTGCCGCATCCAGCGGCGACGTGATCGACGCCGCCATCGACCGCTACGGCGTGTGCGGCGTTACCGCCAAACTGAAAGGAGCACCGCAATGCTGACCACCCTAACCGATTCGCCGCGGCAAATCGCCCTGGGCGACCGCGTGACATTCGATACCGATGAAGGCTACCAGGTCGGCACCGTCAACGACCTGCGCCGCGACGTGGGCAATGGCGAGCTGCATGCGTGGGTCGAGTTGGACCACCAGTGGCCGGGCATGTTCCGGGCCGTGCCGCTGGGCGCCATCGAGGCGGTCAAGAAAGCAACCGCGCCTATCGGGTGTCCAGCATGACAGCGCCCTCCCCGGCCGAGGAAGCGGACTACAAGGAATTTTGTCGACTGCGAGATTACCGTAAGCCAGGCGCTGAGGTGCCGCAATACACGGAGGCTGAAGCGTTTGCTTTGGCGGTACAAACCGATTCCAAGAATAGGAAAAAGAAATGCTTCGCTACATGACCATACCGAAGTTCTCCACCGAGTCGGGTTACACGCCCGACGCGATCAGAACAAAGATCCGGGACGGGATCTGGCCGAAGGACGCCGTCTGGATCAAAGCGCCAGACAATCGAATTTTAATTGACGTGAAAGGGTATGAATCATGGGTAGAGACGGGCGAGGTGTTAAAGCTGCATCGGAAAGCAGCATCGAAATCACCTTCATGTATCGCGGCACCAGGTGCCGGGAAAGGATCGCGCTCAAGCCCACTTCCGCTAACCTGAAACGGGCCGAGAACCATCGAGCGGCGATCCTGCACGCGATTGCCACCAACAGCTTTGACTACACGGCCACCTTTCCGCAATCGTCCAATGCCGCCAAGTTTGCCGACCAGGTCGGCGACGTGCAGACCATCGAGGCGTTTCTGGATAAGTGGCTCGACAGGCAAAAAAAACACCTCAAGGCCAGCACATACAACGGCTATCGCAAGATCGTCGTTGGCCAGCTGATCCCCTGGTTCGGCACCATCATGCTGTCGGCGCTGCGCAAGAAGGACGTGCGGGCGAAGCTGGAGCCCATGAGCGCGACCAACAAGACCATGGCCAATATCCAGAGCGTGCTGCGCAAGGCACTGGACGACGCGATAGAGGACGAGTTGATCGAGGTGAACCCTCTGGCGCGCTGGTGCTATTCCAAGGTCGAGGCGCCGCAGTCGAAGGACGATATCGACCCGTTCACGAAGGAGGAACAGGCAGCGATTCTTGCTCAGGCAACCGGCCAGGGACGTAACCTGTTGCAGTTTGCCTTCTGGACCGGCCTGCGCACGTCCGAACTGGTGGCCCTGGATTGGGCCGATGTGGACTTCGTGCGTGGAGTGGTGATGGTAACGCGAGCCCTCACCCAGCATTCCAAAGTGGCAGAAAGCACGAAAACGAACGCCGGCCGCCGCGAAGTCAAGCTGCTGGAACGCGCCATGCACGCGTTGCAGGAACAAAAGGCCTTCACTTGGGCCAAGGGCGAGGAAGTCTTTCAAAATCCACGCCTGGAGCGGCGCTGGGAGGGTGACCAGCCGATCCGCAAGACACTATGGACCGGCATTCTGCAAAACGCTGGCGTGCGGTATCGCAACCCTTATCAGACGCGGCACACCTACGCCAGCATGATGCTGTCAGCAGGGGAGCACCCTATGTGGGTTGCAAAGCAGATGGGGCATGCGGACTGGACAATGATTGCGCGGGTGTACGGACGGTGGATGCCGGATGCAGATCAGACGGCCGGATCAAAAGCGGAAATTGTGTTCGGTCTTTAAGGATTAAGACTATCGGCTGCCTGTCATGCAACATTACCTATCCTGACTGAGGGGCGGGAAACGCCCCAAAGCGGACGGAAAACACAGGCCAGGTAACATCCATTAATGTGTTCCAGGCACGAGATTCGAGCATTCGGCGCCAAGCTGATATGCCGACAAGTTTTCAAATGTTGTCGATGCAATCTCACGCATGGCTTCAATGGTAAAGAAACCTTGATGTCCGGTAACAAGAACGTTCGGGAACGTCATTAGGCGCTGAAAAACATCATCCGTAATGATGTCGTCGGAGCGATCTTCGAAGAAGAGATTGCTTTCTTGTTCGTACACGTCAATCGCCAAAGCCCCCAATTGGCGCGACTTTAGCGCATCGATTACTGCCTGCGTATCGATGAGAGCACCACGCGACGTATTGATCAACATGGCCCCCTCTTTCATCAGATCTAGCGTATCTGCATTTATCAAGTGATGGGTATCAAGAGTGAGTGGACAGTGCAGTGAGACCATGTCCGATTCAGCAAGAAGGTCAGATAATGCGACCATCTCACCAATGGCCTCAAACTCTGGAGACGGATAGGGATCAAATCCCAGTAAACGGCAGCCAAAACCATTAAAAATCTTGGCTGTCGCCAAGCCAATTTTTCCTGTACCGATGATGCCAACGGTCTTCCCATGCAGATTGCTCCCAAGGAGACCATCAAGTGCAAAATTGCCTTCGCGTACCCGCGCATATGCGCGGTGAGTTCGGCGATTCAATGTAAGAGTGAGTGCCAAAGCATGCTCAGCCACTGCCTCCGGAGAATATGCCGGTACGCGCGCGACGAAAAAGTCCAAATGCCGTGCGGCTTCCGTGTCGAGATTATTGAAACCTGCACAACGCAGCAATATCGCGCGCACGCCAATGTGAGCAAGAGCATGCAATACTTCCGCGTCAAGCACATCGTTTACAAAAACGCAGATTGCCTTGCAACCTTGAGCAAGAGCCACTGACTGCAGTGACAAGGATTCAGTGTGAAAACGCATCTCCACGGCATCACGAGCATCACGTTGATCTGCTTTCTCATTGAGAAAACGGCGATCATATGGTTGGGAGCTGAATACAGCGATTTTCATCTTAAATATCCTTTGCACGAACGCACTTTGTAAATGGTAAAAATGACTACACAGGAGATTACTCCTTTCCCAACTGTATGACCACGCAATTGGGCACCTTACGGCGAAGACCACCGGCTAGAGAAAAAGGAACCTGCTGCTTGAATCGTGCGACACTACAATAGGTTGTATTTCATTCCGGGTGAATATCGTCACTTTGGAAATATTTCAACTCCAAGGCCGTACCTAAGCAAACCCGTTCATCTTGTAAAGCAGCTCTTGCGACGCCCTCACGAAGCCCCGCATCTATCAGTACAAGAAGTGCGAACTCCAGTCCATGCATTTTTTTCAAATGCACCCCAGCGGCAATTAGTCGTAACGTTTTTTCAGTGGCATTATCGAACAT